ATATGCAATCATTTCTCACAAGCACCGATTCGTTCGAGCTTACCTCACACCACATTGACAACAAGCGTTTACATAAGCAGACCTTAGAAGCCTGGCAGTGTCTTCTCACGATGTGCGAGCTAGATCCCGAAGGTAACGATCGAAAGCCTAAAGGTTGGTCTAATCACCCTGTTGTCAAAATGTGGCGAGGCCATGAAACGCTACTTGTTTCTTACATTTCTGCCACGTACTTCGAATGGCGTTCACGCGGATACAAGTCAACGCTGCTCGAAAAGACTTACCGTACGTATGATCGTGCTGTAGATCTTGGGCGTATTTCTTCAGAACTTACATTGCCGTCTTGGATGCAAGACCAGCAGTATTTTTCTGACTTGTGTTCAACGCACAGGACCGCGCTTCTTTGCAAAAACTACGAGTGGTATCGCCAGTTTAATTGGGCCGAAGATCCTGGGTTTGCCCCACCCACCTATGACTATCTCTGGCCTCACCAAGATGGCTTTGTAGTCGCCGCGTAAGACTTTCAGAGAAGCACTGAGAAGGCTTCTAAGGGCACTTAGCCCGTACAGGTGTATTTCCACGATAAAGCCGCAAAAACACCCCAGAATTTTATAGACATAGTGTATAATTACCGTTACAATGCGGGATCTTAGAACCGGCGAATGCTTGTGGTCTGAGTGGACGGGTGATGGTCTAGATGTAGATTCATCGGAACCTGTCTTCTTTACAGAAGGTTATGTCGACATCGAACATGAAGTAGTTAGCCGAGCGCTAGCTTCTGCCTTTCAGAGAGACGGTTCTGCAGTTACGCTCGGCGACGGATATAAGCTTGTCGATCGAGCAATTGTCACTTGTGGCTATGCAGGATTCGTAGACGGGGACATTCATTTAGCAGTTTGTGATGAAACTGGAGAAACCCGCGAGGGCGACGAAGTAGACGAAGTTCTTGAAATTACCTGGGTGTCGTTTTAATGGCGTCTAAATTTGGCGATATGAGCTGGCACGAGGATGCCGCGTGTCGCCAACCAAAAAACAAATGGATGGCTAAGTTTTTCTACTCAAATGTGCCCGCTGAAAAATATGACGCAAAAAACTTATGTTTTACATGCCCGCAGCGTCGTACGTGTCTTAAATGGGCATTGGACAATAAACAAATCTGGGGAATTTGGGGAGGCAAAGACGAATCAGAAATTCGTCGTGCGCTTTCAGTTTCTCACACAGGGCAGGAAATACGTCGTCAACGTTTTCCAAACTGCCCGTACTGTGGTGCACGACCAGCTAAGCTTAGCGTTGTCGTAGCTGACTCGCCCGAGGGTGGCCGATGGACAACAATGAAGCTTGTTGTTTGTAGTGAATGTGAGTTCACTTGGCGCAGTCGCACTAGTGCAAATGCGGTAAATGCGTATCACGCAAGTAAAGCAGCAAAAAAGTCTAAGACTTCTAAAGGGTTTACTCCGCCTCTACCGGCGTCTGATCCTGAGCCTGAAGCTGACTAATCGTTGCGCGTGCAACGGCGAGTTGCAGTGTTAGTTGCTTATTTTGTTCGAGAAGGTCGTTAATGACTGCTTGTACGTCGATGTCCATTGTGGTTTTCCTATTTTTGTTATTGGGTGTATGCGTGGCAAACTTGCTACGCTAAATTTTAATGCTTAACGTATTCTTCGTCTAAAGCTTTTTCAATTATTTTTCGAAGTCTGTCTAGCTCGACGTCGGCTGGGTCGCAGTATCCGCTTTCGTAGGCGTAATTTAGCAACAATCCATTGGCAAGTCGTGCGATTCTTTTGCCGTACTTGTCGACAACAAACTTTTCAAAGTTGCCATTGATCGGAGCACTTTCTCCGTCAGGATTGAGGAAGTCGTAAATTTGATGAATTTTACGGCCAGTATTTTCGTTGTCACGGTCTTCACGCGAGACTATTAGTTCAGTGAAAGGATACGTCACGTTCCACTCACGGCGTGCGTACTCTTCAGATACCTTACCGTTTTCGATACCGTTTTCGTATTCACCATAAGTCACCTTAGCTCCGCAGTAGTCATTCGTAGGAATAGCGACTACTTGAAATCCGCGGTCTTTATAGTCTTGGTATAGCTGTTCAATAATCCCGAACTGTGGCGCGTTTCCGCAGCTGCCTGTTGTGTTGATAAACAATGTGACACGCCCGCGAAACTGTTCTAAGAAATTGTCTTCTCCATCTACGCCTTTGATGGGAATGTCGTAGACCGATGAATAGGTATCGTTGCTGCTCATTTTTTTCTCCTAAAAGTTCGTTACTTTATTTTGATACAAGTATTCTTGCCCGACGTCTTTTTTTAGGTTTAAAAGCCATGTGTGCGGACTTCTTACAGTGTTTGGGGTTTCGCTTGGGCTTTGCAATTGACCAGTGTCGCCGTGGCAAAACCATTGTAGATATACTACACGCTCGCCTGCTGTAACTGGTGTTACTTCGTGTGCACCTAAGTACGTTGATGGGTACATCACAATGTCTCCTGCCTCCAGTCTTATAGATACGTCCCACATTCTAAAGTAAAGATCTCCGCCCTCGTAGTTACTAGACCACGAAAGTCCCGCGGTCACTGTGTTATGCAGTGGCATCTGATTTATCGGCTTGTAGTTTTCGTCAAGTGGTATTGCAGAATCTGAATGGCACCCGATATTTTGTCCGTCTGAATACGTAGCAATGTGGCCTTTAGTTCTCCAAGCGATGGCTTCTATTACTACTGGAAAGATTTTGCAATACTCAACAATGCATCTATACAGAGCGTCTTCGCACGCTTGTGAAAAGTCAACAAAGTGCTGCGGAGTATCGTCGACGACAGTCTCTACAAATCGTCCTGGTGCGATGTCGATCGACTTTCGGTCAAACTCATATCCAGATGAATTGACTACAGTGTCATCTTTGTCGAAGAAGTGTTGTTCTTTTCTGCTGTTTAAGTACCCCATGTACTTTTCAATCAGCGCGTCATCGATGTCTATAGCGTTCTTAAAGAGAACAATTCCATTTCCAAGATTGCTAATTTGCATTGTACTCCTCAAATGAAAAACCTGGAATTGACAATGTTATACCACTATTCTTTATTAGACGGACGAAGTCGTTTCTAAGCGTTGGCATGTACACGTTTGTTGCAGTTCTAGACACGTCAGGATCTTTGTTCGGATCAGTGACGCTTTCGTTGACGGCAGTGTTTGGTGTGCCGTGAGAATACCAACCTAGATACGAGTAGCGCACTCCAGAGCTAACTGGCTTAACCTCGTGTGTCGCCATATAGTTTGACGGGAACATCAAGACGTCTCCACGCTTAGGTTGAATTTCAATGTCTAAGTAGTTGAAGTAATGATGTCCGCCGCAAAAAGAAGTACTAGTGACTTGGTCGTCTGTGTCTACACAGTCATTTAGATACATAAGCACGGTCGTTGTATTGCGCGTGGCTAGTTGATCACCAGGTTCTGGTAAGCCATAAACATAGTCAGCACTTGTATCAGAATGCGCGCCAAGATACACACCGCGCTTATATGAAACAACGTGTCCTTTGACTTTCCACCAAATATTTTTGTAAGCCATTGGAAACAAGGTTAAATACTTTAAGAGATACTTATCTCGAGAGTCTTCAAGAAAATCTAAAAAGCCTCTAAACTCGCCATCATTTGTTGTATGCATTTGCGATGCGCGACGTGGCATTTGTTCGACTGTGTCAAGGTCAAAGTAGTAGCCACTTTTATTTAAAAAAGATTCTTTTCCAGTCTCTGGATTAATAGCCTTTGTATACATCTGAGACTGCTCTGCTTGTAGTTCACGCTCGACCCAGTTGATTACGGTTTCGCAGTGCCAATCGAGCGCGCCTCTAAAGATGACGACACCGCCACCTAAGTGCTCTGGAGCTGCGTCATTGAACTTCACTTTACGTGATCTTTTTGTCTATTTGACACTGCAAGCAAGTGCGACGGTCTAGTGCTAGCGTCTGGGTATTTTTCAACAATGTATTGCTCGTAGTCTTCAATAATTGTCTTCATCCAATACTGACCGCCAATGGCAGAAGAACTTTTTTCATGCTGGGGATTGACACCGCGCTTTTCGTCTTCTGATCCCTGGGCAAACCAACCAAGATACGAGTAACGTGTCCCGCGTGTTACTTCTAGGATTTCATGAGCGCCAATGTAGTTTGCTGGCATCATGCAGATATCCCCTGTGCGTGGCTTGATGTCGACATCAAAGTATGGAACTGTCATATGACCACCAGAAAAAGAGTACGGAGCTTCTTTTTCGCCTTCATCAACACAGTCATTAAAATAGATAAGCGCACTTAGCACATTGCGTGTTGCGTGTTCTGTTGGTGGAACAGCGCCGTAGCGGTAATTGACATCATTGTCAGAGTGAAATCCCAAGGCGCCGCCTTTGTCGTAGGCCAAGATATGACCCTCACTTCTCCACCATAGCGACTGAAGAATGGCTGGAAACATCTCGATGTATTGCAGCAGCGCTGCGTACAAGGCTTTTTCACACTCAGTGAAGAATGGGTGATCTAGGTTCATCATTCTCACTGGTGCTTTACTTGTTTTTTCAAGATCGTAAATGAATCCGCCTTGATTGACTGCGTGAAGTGGCTTACCGTTTTCGTCTTTGATAATGGTAAACATTTGGCTTCGAGCCTCTTCTTTAAGCTGCTCAAGGTGGGGAATAACTACGTGCTGCGGCACTTCGATTGCATTTCTAAATACAACTGTTCCGCCGCCCAAATGCTCAACGCTACTCATGCTAGCAATAGTATCATTAGTCGTAGCAAAAAATAATGAAGCAAGATAATATGCATTCATGAAAGAACCTGCTTTTTGGGAAGACGTAATTGCCGATCTGCCAGTGTGTGTCGCTTTTAAAGAAAACTGGAGGCAGATTCTTAAAGAAGCTCGTGAGTACCTTGCAATTAACTCTGATTTTCTGATCTCGTATCCAGCTATAGAAGTAGAAGATCTCGGCAGGCCGGGAGAAAAAATAAAAGTATATTCTGGAAACTCATGGAAAGTAGCTACCGCCGGAATAAAAACTGACGATGCTATGACTTCTCTTGGCGGTCCGTTTATTGCAAAGTATGTCAAAAAGACCGTTGGGATAGAGCTAAGTGACGTTGTTTCGTCTGTGGCTTCTGTGCTTCCAACAATTCATAAAATCGCAAAACCGCTTGAAGACGCTGGGCACATGTTTAATGGAGTGTTTAGCGTAGTCAGCCCAGGCACAGTGATCGCTCCGCATAGAGGCGACAGCAATCTAATGAGAGTTCATCTTGGTTTGGTGTGCGATCCTCTATGCGAAATAACTGTAGGGCCAGACAAGCGGACTTGGAAAGAAGGAGAACTTCTAGCCTTTAAAGACGGAGGAACCTACCCGCATAGTGTCGCACACAGTGGGACACATGACAGGCTTATACTTATATTTGATTTGACACTTGACTATTTGCGGTCAGTGATAAATCACCCTATGCTGTAGCCGCGTTTTTAATAAAGACAGTGTATCCGTAAAACTCTGAAACATGGAACGTATGTCCATCGAGAGTTTTTAGAACCTTATGCAATTCCGTGTGCGGATGAGAGTGATACGAGTTTCTGTAAATACGTGTAGAGTCATTGGTAGACGCGATATGAAGAATTCCGCCAGGGGCAAGTGAATCAACATATTTCTTAAGAAGGTCTGGCTCTCCCAAAATATCCCACACCATTAGAACGATCATGTCAAATTTTTCAGATTCTGAAATACCGTTTTCTAGATCTGCGTAGTCTATGACGTCGTAGTCGTCAATGGTGTACTGGCCATGTACGCCGTACATGTGCTGTTCGAAAGCGTCTAAGAACGTGTTATTCATAAACGTGAAATAAGGCGCAGCGGAGGGTTCGTTGTGTGCCCACGAATACAACCCCGCTGGAGTTCCGGGGACAGAGCTTAGTATTCTTTTTGGATTCTTTGCAAGTAAAAAAGACTCTACAGACGCGCTAACACGCTTAAGCAAAGAGAACCATTCGTTTTCTGCGTCCTTGAAAAGATCATACAAAAAAATCTCTCCATTGCCTCCGCCGCCGACAGCAACAATTCTTTTATCAACGCTGTATGCAGCTCTTTCATTCAAAATAGCTGTTGCGGCTTCGCTCTGCGCCTGGCCAAAGTCGTCTCCAAATGTTCCGCTGTCAAGCATTGTAGAAGACAAAAACTCCGACACCAGAGACATTCTTAAGATTGTGTTATCCACGAGCAATAACTCCTTTAATGATCTGTCGGTGCCACCAGTACCTGCGAGCTGAGGTGACAAGATGGTAGTTCTCGGTTCTTAAAAAGTCGATTGCAGAGTGAGAACGAGACACTGCTGAAGGAGAAGAGTAGTGAAAGTTGTTTCTTAAACCACTAACTATGTCGTCTATTGTAATTAGATCTAGGTTGTCTTCTGTAATTCCTGCTAAAATGCAAATAACAGCAAGCTTATAGTCTACTCTTTCTAGGTCACTTTGCGGATTGTAAAGAGCCGCTTCTGTTTGAGATCTAGTTCTCTTCATACATTTCATCCTCTGGCATGTCTATTTCTGGGGTAACAGTCCACGGCTCAGAAGGATCTCCACTCTGCAGCAGCTCGCAAAAAAACGCAGCGCCGTCTGCAAGTTGAAAAGAAAACTGGTTTGGTACCCAGTGTATAACCTGATCGTTTCTTGACGGGTTGTGGATTGGCTCACTAATGTGGGGGTAAGCGGGATCTTCGTCCGGGCATATTTTATATTTTCCAGTTGAAATTGCAAATTCAATAATTGGCAACTTCAGTGGAATTTTTGGCTTTATATTCACGGTTTACACCGCACTTACGCGCGAGTGTGCAATCACTTGAAGTCGTAGGCATTCATACGCGTTCCAGATGTCAGAACTGTTGTCTTCTGGTACTGGATTTTCCCATGTTTCACTGAGGTCATCTACGTCAACACCCAAAAGAGACGCGAGATTGACAATTGAATACTCTAGATACTCAATTGCGTTCGCGTTCGCCTTTGCTTTTAATTCATCTGAAAGTGTTGTAAATGTCACAGCGATTCCATTTTGGTCTTAATTTTAGCAATAGCGTCAAGAGTAAGTGAAATTTCTAATTCTCCCTGACGAGGAACACCAGCCGTGTGCCCGTCACGTGGCTCGAACGTTGTCTCGTCAAACGTGTCTGGGTCGTAGCCTTCCATAACCAATAAATTGATGAGGCGACGCTCTGAATTTTGAAGACTGCGTGTGTACAATGCCCGCAGTTCTCCTTCTGTCATTTTAGTTGTAAAGTCCATATTTCCTCTGCGGTTTCTATTGCTAGTAAAGCTGGTCGTGTTGTTTCAATTATACGTCGTACAAGCGCTGATGTCTACGTTTCCGGGGCATTTAGCTTTACTGGCCCAGTATGTTGAGGGCCAATTCGTACGCCATCTGCATCTAAGCCAGTTTTAATTCCTTTAGTCCATGTCCACGGATTTTCAATATTATTCTTCATTTTGATGTCGTTGTACTTCACGCGCGACTCGATCAGTTCAGGATTGTCCCATAAATTTGATACTTCAAATTCAACAGACGGCATAGTGTCTTCTTTGTAAATAGAAAAAAAGCAAAATGGCGACCCTGCTGGGAAAGTAACTGGTTCACCTACTTTAGTGATCTTCCAGTTCATTTGTACTTCATCAGGCCACCAAGAACTGGGAATAGCCGCGGCAAGTGGAACAGCGCCATCGATGAAATAGTTAGGTGACCCGGTGAGCCACGTCGCGTATCCTTCTTCGGTATTGACTGTCCAGCCCATCCCAATCGAAATAATTCCAATAATAGATGGAAACGCTACTTGACGTCCGTTTTGCTCACCGCCGCTAATGACAGTGACGGGGTTATTTCCACCGTTCCACTGGACTACTAGGTCCTCTTCAAGTACTAGCTCCCAGCCCATAACGTTAGCAACAGTCATCGGTAGGCACTGGTACGCATGCTTATTGTGAGTGTTGTCCATCCATTCACGCTTCATACGAGACTGCTCGACACGCGGAGATGCTTGATGGTTTCTCGTAAGGCGCACTTTCATTGTGCTAAAAACCTGCCGTCAGCACTTCGCTGACTACCGTGTACTGGCAGTCCGGCGCCTTCTGTTGCTTTAGTGCCGTCAATGTTTTCTCCATAGCCTTGTTTGTGGGTCCTATCATTGTAGTCAAACATAGTTACAGCGGCGTACTTTATTCCGCTCGTGACTGGTTTTGACGCGTGGGCATAGATATACGTAGAAGGGAAAAATATTATGTCTCCATATGACGGCTTAAATGTCACATCAATAAACGGAAACCACAATTCACCACCTTCATAGTCGTCATTCAGGTACATTACAGACGAAACAGTGCAGTTGTATGAAAACCCGTGGTCAGTGTGCAAACCAAAATGTTGCCCAGTGCCGTAACGTACATAGTTTATAGCTTCCATAAAATCCATACGGATGTTATAGCGAGACTCATAGTCACGCAGGCACTCTGTCAGGCGAATCACCGTGTCATTGTAAACATTTTTCATTTCAGAAAACTGCGGAGGAAGGTGCTGAATATGGGTAGGACCCATCTTGCAATCTACGCAGTCGCGGTATTCTGGCATTTTTTGTGCATCACCGACAAGAGCGTCCATCCACATGAACGGCGCCATTGTGCTAGTCCCGATGGTGTCTTCAAGACGCTCGATTAGGCGTAATTCTTTTGGTAGTGCATTTCTATAGACAATAAGACCAAATTTAGGATCACCAATGTATTCGTGTTGCATTATTTATTTTCTCCGTTTACAGATTCTGCAAGCTTAAATACTTGCAAAAATACTTCAATTATCGTCGCGTCCGACAAGAATAAAGAATACGTATACTTGTTACCACTAGTAATTTCTGCGACTTCGTGCGGATACATAATTGTCGCTGGAAAAAGTATAAGCGTGCCGGGCGCAGGTTTTGTTTTGTAGTCTTGCTTTGGAAACCACAGTTCACCGCCCTCATAGTCATCATTAAGATATACAACTGAAGAGTACATGATCACTGGCGGCGGAGCTGCTATCCCACTGCCGAGAAACTGACTAACGTCTATAGAACCATCTCGTGGCGACGCCGCGGAGTCAGAGTGTCTTTCAAGTAAATCACCGATTTCCCAGCGGTTAAATCTGCCAGTGTCATCGTAGCGTTGAATGTTTGCGCCAAACTGGTAACTAGCTATGTTTTCTATCGCGGTAATCACGCTTTCTAGCTCGATGAAGTCAGCGATGGGGTCGGGATTAGCGTACGAAGTTGGTGTGCCAGGTTGCCAGTCATCCTCTGTGAGTACTGTACGAATCCTGTCTACTTCACTAGGTGTAAGAAAATCTTTTACAACAATGATGTTTCTATCAGAACCACCACGCTTCATATTTTCAATAGTAGTTAGTTGCTTTTGTTTGTCCATTACTGTCTTTCGTATCCTGGTTCTTTATCATTCTAAACATATCTAAGTACACTTCGGACAGATTGATGTTAGATAAAAAGAAATTATGTGTGTAACGGTGGCCACTAACTACTTCTTTTACTTCGTGTAGATACATACAGTTGCCTGGGAACATAATAAGAGTGCCTGGTTTTGGCTTTATTTCTATGCCATGCAATGGAAAGCACAATTCTCCACCCTCGTAGTCGTCGTTGAGATAGATAAGTGCTGAGTACATTATAAGAAAAGGTGGAAGACTGTGGCCCGTGTAACTACGCAGCACAGCTGTGCACGATTCGTTTTCAGAGTCGGCGTGCAATTTTAGTGAGTCGCCGGCGTCCCATCGGTTAACGCCTCCTAGATCTACAGACTCCGTAGTAGAACCATATACACACAATCTAGTACCATATGTGCGGCTTGCTAAATCTACAGCTCGTGTCACCTGATCTTTTGCGCAGCGTATGAACTTTTTATCTACTTCCCCGTAATTTGTGATAGCATCACTAGAAAATTTTCCTCTACTCCAAGATACAGTGCTGACTAGGTCCATCCAATCTTTTACTTTTTCTTGAGAAATAAAATTTTCTACAATAATAATGTTATTCACAGATCCCGGCACTAGATTCTGTTTTTCTAGATCTCCACGTCCCAGTGGCGTTTCGTCTTTTGTACGTCTATTACGCTGAATTTCATACACCATACGTGCTACCTGACAATGCTAAAGAACAATGGAGACGACCAGCGTGCTCCTTTTTCAATTGTATCAACGTAGTGAAGATGCGTTGCACCGCCTGGAAATATAGCTACTTTTCCTGCAGTAGGAGAAATGCGCACGGTATGCTGAGGAAACACTAAATCACCTCCTCTAAAATCTTCATTATGGTACATAACGGCCGAAATGTCGTAGTCCTCCATTCCAAGTTTTGGAGTGCCGTCTATGTTTTCTTTATCAGCGTGCACTTGCTTAACTTTTGAGTGCTCGTCGAGCCGCACTAAAGACGGTTCTCTAAAAATAAGACTACATTCAAATAGTTTTTCTGCCTCATGCATTACGCGCCTTGCGCAGGCTTCAAGAGCTAAATACGAGATTGGGCTGATGTCGAACAGAATGTCAGCACCGCAAGTTGTCTCTATCCATGCATCAGCGTCATAGAGCACACTTCCTTTGTCGTCAAATCGTGTCACTGGGTCATAGTTCCAAAGGTTTATCATTGACGCAAGCTGCATTATTGAAGACAGCTCATCTAATGTCACAAGCCCATCTACTTCGTAAATATTTACGTTGTGCCTTGTTATGTTCATCATTTTATTTACTGAAAATACGCAAGCATAGATTTTGGCATGTTCTGGCGTGTAAATACTCCAGACGAATTCATAGATTGCTGCTCGTCGCGATCGATGATTACCATGTCTGAACGGTCTTGCACAAATGTCTTCCAGATGTACTTTAGCTTTGGAGTAGTAAAAAACGTCATCAACGCGTATCTATTGCCAAAAGTAACTTCTTTAACTCCGTGTACATAATGCTGTGTTCCAGGAAAAAATATGAGTTCTCCCGGGCTTGGCTTTATTTCTAGATCTAAATCTGGAAAATAGATCTCACCGCCTTCATAGTCGTCATTGAGGTAAGTCAGCGCCGCGTATTCTATAAAGATCGATGAAAAATTGTTTAGCGGTGTCATTACAGTATTTCCAGTTTCTGGATCGTCAAAAAAGATTGACTCACAGTCGGAATGCGGATCTTGCTTTTCTCCAGGATACCAATTGCGCAGTGCCGTGCCACAGGTATCTACAACGTCTAGCCCGAAGACATCAGTGACTTCTTTAGCTACTTTCTTAGTATACGCTTTTGTCCAATCAGCAATTTCTGTATTGTAGTCAGCTTGTACTATTGCTCTTGATGTGCTCTGCTGCAATACGTTGTCTTTTGCACTGTACTCAAGCACGGCCTTGACATCAGCAGCATTTAAGAAATTTGGAACTCTATGGACGTTACCTATCTGCGGCATTACTCATGAACATAATCGTAGTCGTAGTTGCCTCGCGCGCCGCGAGGCATATGTGTGTCGACATTCCACTCTGCTGGAAATTTTTCTTTTTGCTCATCTGTCAGCGCGGAGTACATATTGTATGCGTTGCTATGTAGTTCAATCAGCTTTGGTCTTGCTAAGTGAGTGATGATATTCCAACGTGGACTGCCACTTTCTATAGCATGCACCCCGTGCATGTACTCATGCGAGCCGGGGAACCACACAAGCTGGCCCGGCACATGTTCGATTGTGATTCCGTACTGTTCAAAGTACAACTGGCCACCTACAAAATCGTTATTGACGTAAATGTTTGCTGACATGTCAATTAAATTAGGCTCATAGACATGCAGCGGTGAGTATTCTGGCAAGAACGCTGTCCCAGTTGGGCCTATTCCTTCTGAATCAGTGTGTCCGGGGCAAAAACCGCCTACAGCAGTTTCCATTCTACAAAAGTCAAAGATAGGAACGAGCTGGTGCCCCGCTTCGTAGCTAATCATTTGTTTCAACTTGATCATGTATTTTTTGAGTAGAGGGTGAAAGTTAGGGTTACCCCACTCGCGGCGAACAGTCGCGCATTGTTCTTTATATGTGCCAAGCGCGGCGTTGATATAGTCTTCCGTTGGCACACTCTTTTCGTTCCACCATTTGTCGTCTGACTTGTTTCTGCAGAGATCGTCAAGCACTGCAAGATCTTGTGGTTCTATGAAGTCATTAAATACTCTAATGTGGCTTGGGCTTGCTGGAGTGTTCATGTATTTCTTTCTAATTAAACGATGTAACTGTGTAAAACGAAGGAGTTGTGTATCTGTACCCACTCGTGACCATAGTTACTCCATGCAAATAATTTATATCACCCGGATGTAAGACAGCCAGACCTGGTTGCGGTCTAATTACAACATCATGATCTGGATAGAAAAGATCTCCGCCTTTAAAATCATCATTGTAGTAAAATAGAGAGTTGAGATCGTAGCTTGGAAACGCATTTGGCTGGCCATCGTTAAGCTGTTTGTCTGCATGCGGGCGCTGTTCAGTTCCAGGACGCCATTTCATAATCACTGGTGGACGCTTACTGACCTTGCAGTTAAAGTGATCTTCGATCACGCGCTGCATCTTGTCAATGTACTTATCAATAATATGCCACACCTGCGGATTGATTCTTTCAAGAATATCAGTACTACATTGGCGATCGTTCCAGTAGTCTGCGTCGTAGAGACATGTGCCATCTTCAGCATAGACAGATTCTTTTTCGTTGTTCCACTCGTCAATAGTTGGGCAAAACTCTTGAATAATCTTAAGATCGTCTAAGTCAATAAAATTGTCAATAGTAATAATGTTGTCTCGTGAGTTGCCAAAGTGGCCTGGTGCGACATCCCAGGGGGCATTGCTAGAGTTGCTTAGCATTTTTATTCTCTTTCATCTTTATGTACTGGTAAATTTCTTCGTCGACTTGAGTTTTTTCTTTTATCTTTTTAAGCTGACTATTTGTAAGGTCGAATTTAATAGGTTGAGAAGCGTTTACTTTAGCAGCATTTGAGTTAAGTTTAACACCGAACTGCTTTAGCATGAAGACGTTTACTTTGCTAATGACTTGATCTCGGCAGGCGAGTGTTCCAACAATATGGTTGTCAACAAAGTCTTTGACTTCGTCTACGTCTAGTTTTTTGTCTTCGAAAACACTGCGCGTAGCGTCAGCGTACGGATCGTACACTTCTACGAATCTAGACACCATAAATCTTGATTGCGTATTCGACGCACCATTAAACAGTGGCTCGTGAACATCCGAATTATAAAAGTAATTATTGATGTGCTTGTCGACAAGCTCCCGCGTGGGGACGACGCCATCGCGTAAACACCGATAAGTAATGGTGCTTAAGTATTGGGAAACAGGCTCCCGCACTAACGCAAACACAACAGGATTGTCGAAATCTTGCACCGGATTAGCAGCGAAATGCCCGCTAAAAAAATTATAATTTTCTAGTTCTGAAACTGGAGGAAGAATAAACTCGTACTCTCCTGGAACATACACTTGAAGTTTGGCAAAGCCACGTTGATCGCTTGCGCGTTGAGCACAAACGGCTTCTACTTTTTCAAGCTCTCTAAGAATTTCAGTCCCAGATGTCCTCGGTATATGTAGGTGGTATATCGGTCTGATTTTCATAGCGCTCTTCTGTCATTCTAACTAGCATTTTATGTTTCACAGGGATCCAAAAGTGCGGAGACGTGAACCGCACTCCGGAAGTAATTGGCAGGACTTCATGCACATAGTATGTACTTGACGGAAAAAATATAAAAGTACCGGCGATTGGTTTGTATGTAATGTCATACGCTGGAAATCTAATTTCTCCACCTTCGTAATCGTCATTAAGATACATTATCGATCCGTAATCGTCCATGTACGTTTCAGTTGGAACGCCGTCAAACGTTTCTCCATCAGCGTGCGGTTCTTGCAGATCACCCACGTCCCAGCGCCTAATTCCAGGTACTGCTGGATCGACTTTTCTACCAAACTTATACTCTATAAGCATCTGAGCTTTTTCTAAATACTCAAGCATTATAGAGTAAAGGTGTGGGTTACTCGCTTTCATTGCAGTTGCTGGACTAATTTTGTCTATGCCTGCAATAGACTTTGGCGACCAGTCTTTTATAGTCTTGCAATACTCGTGAGCTAGCTTTAAGTGCTCTACCGATACAAAATTCTCTAAGACTACGATATTGCTTGGATCAGCAGTTTCGTACATTAAACTTACTTAAATCCGGGCGGGAAGAATGGAGGAAAGTACGGCGGGAAGTAAGGAGGAAAGTATGGGGGGAAATAAGGAGGAAAGTACGGCGGGAAGTAAGGAGGAAAGTACGGGGGGAAATAAGGAGGAAAGTACGGAGGAGCAACAGGAGTGGCATTACCTGTCTGGAAAGTTAAGCTACTGCCATAGGCGTTTACAGCAACACCTTGGGCAAAGTACTCAGTGCCATTTGTCAAACCAGTGACAGTGACCGGTGAGGCAGCGTTGCCACTGCTAGTACTAATAAGAGCGCTGTCACTGGTTCTATATATGCGAATAGTATATGTCTGTGCTCCGGTTCCGCCGTTGGGCCAGACTAGCGCAAAAGTAACTGTTACTTGAGCGTTACCTGCAGCGATACTGAAATCACTCCAGCTTGCGCTGGGCGCTCCCGGCCTGTAACCGTTTGCTACTGCCGCAGACGCAGTAGATGCTGGCGACGTACCGTAGGCGTTTGTCGCTGTAGCCGTAAATGTTCGCGCGGTGCCCCGAGGATCCAACGCCCAGAACGAATAGTTTGGAGTGGCGCTGCCTGTACTGATAGTTTGACCAGTAGAAGCGGTAAAAGTGAAGTTTGTGTTTGCCCCCGTTCCAAGAGTCAAACTTCCTACACTGACACTGTATGTGCCACCCACGCTATCGTTTGAAGCAGTAAGACCCGTTAGGTTTGATGGCCTGTTACCAGCAGTCACAGAGTTAGATGCAGAAGATGTAGCAGTTCCATACACGGTAGAGGCTGTAACTGTAAATGTATATGCAGTGCCTGCTGTAAGACCAGAGACACGAATTGGCGACGCACCAGTTGCTGTAATTCCACCAGGAGAAGAAGTGGCTGTGTACGTTACAGAGCCGGATGTTCCTGTAGATCCTGCAGTGTACGGAACATCAATGTTTCTATCAACGTTCTGCACGATAACTGCTGTGCCGATTGTTGGCGCAGACGGAGCAATACCCATGACAAGCGATGCGCTTGTGCCAGATGCACTAGACTGAACGCCAGTAACTGAAACAGCTGTGACAGTGAAAGTAACTGTTGAGCCAGCGGTTAACCCAGTGACTTGAATAGGACTTGAAGATCCAGTTCCAGTTTGACCAGAGCTTGCAGTTACTGTGTAAGAGATTGTGCCTTTACCGGTATATGTTGACGGAGTAAAAGCTACTGAAGCGACAGTGCTCGATACCCAAGTTGGCGTACCAATTACAGGTGCAGTCGGCTGTTTGCCACCGCTCTCTTGATCACCTGACATCATGCTCATACTGAAAGGTCTCCTACTGCTACCCAGGTATTCGTTCCTCGTTTAATCAGCGTGGCAGATGCCCACTGAGTTCTAAGCTTAAGACCTGGCGTACCATTTATTGTAACATCAACCCCTGGAGTAAGTGTGCACTGGCCAGTATTTGTTTGAAGAACTCTAATTTGAGTCCCAATCGGGAACGCAACATCTGCGTTTGGCGGAACTGTTAAAGTGTTTCCAGAAGCGACGCTCATTTCAACAAGCTTATTCTTATCCGCCAAGACCAGCGTGTAGCTTGCTGTCCGCGCATTAGTTGAAATATCAGCCAGTTTGCCAAGGTCAATTGCAGCAGTTGTTGAAATGTCGGCGTCAACAATTGTGGCATCGGCAATCATCGTGCTAGTGATAGTTCCAGAAGGAGCAGAGAATGTTCCCGTAAATGATGCGTTATTGATTGGCGCTGCGTCAGTGATGCCGTATCCAGAAAGCGTTGTTGGGTTTGTTCCAGCAGTTACTCGGCCGTAGGTATCAACTGTTACTGACTTGTAGGTGCCGATTGTGGCAACTCCAGAGGCGAGATCAATGTTGTCTGCGTTGACAACAATTCTGTCAGTAGACGCAGTGCCAACATTAAGAATGTTTCCATCAAATGCAAGACCAGCGCCGCCAGTTACAACTTGAGCTGCATTGAATACTGCGTACGTAATGTCGTCAGTTCCAATAACAATTGGGCTTGCAGTAGAGTTGTTGATATATCCGTAGCCAGAGTTAGTTGAACCACCAGTTACGAAGCAGAAGTCTCCATTTTCCATTTCACCTGATGGGTTGTTGTCTGCATCAGTTGCTCTGGTTACCACCCAAGGAGCGCTGACGCTTCCAACTGCGGTAACGGTATAAATACCATTTTCTTTTGGATCAGTCTGCGACTTGAGAAGAATTCTGCTTCCAACAATTACTGTTGCACCGTCAATAGTTCCAATTGAACCATTTGTTGCTTTTGTAATTGTTGCGCCTACACCGCTGGTTCCATTGTTGTATGTTCCAGCGAGATTGCCAGTTGTTGCTGCAACTACTGACTCATGAAAGTTTACTCCAGAGACAACGTTGTCAACATACTGCTTTGTTGCTGCTTGAAGTGCAGAACCTGGATCAGCAGCAAGTGTCACTGTTCCAGTAAATGTTGGACTTGCGGTTGGCGCCTTCGTATCAATCTGTGTTTGAATCGCAGATGTTACGCCGTCTACGTAATTAAGTTCCGTGGTACTAAGCGTTGCACCATCAAGAATGTTGAGCTCAGTCGCTGTTGCCGTAAGAGCTACGTTTTCATTGATGTTTGGCGATGTAAGAGTTTTATTTGTGAGAGTCTGGGCATCGCTTGTACCGACAATAGCTCCAGACACGCCGTGAGTTGTTGTTAATGCCGCGTGAGTCGATACGTAACCTGAAGCTGTAGATTCTGCATTAGTTTGCGCAGTCGCTGCTGCGCCATACGCATCATATGTGTTGGCGGTTACTGAAATTGCGCCCGTTGAGTCTGTGTATGTAAGACCAGTTCCCACTGCGTTGCCAACAGCGTCTTGAGCGCGCT